CCAGGTCAATCGGATGATCTGCCGCCCGGCTTCGTGCGCGTGATGCACATCAACACCGGGCCGACGAAGAACCCCAGCGTGACGAAGTACTTCATCACCTTCAGCAACGGCGAGGAGGTGACGACGATCAACTCGTGGCTGGCATCGTTAGCTGAAAACTACAAAGACGCCAACACGCCGGTGCGCATCAAGACGCGGACGGGGCGCTACGGCACCGACCTGATGGCGCTGATGACGACGGCGGAATCGGAGACGCCGCCCGATCCGCCGCCGACCGGCGACGACATCCCGTTCTAGGAGGCTTGCGATGGAGGACGAGTATGCACCGCCTCTCGGCGGGCGCGTGACCGACACCGAGCTGGCGGAAATGGAACGCGACCGCCAGGCGCACGAGCGGCCGAACGAGCCGCCCGATCCGACATTCGACGTCTGCGCGATGGGGCCGGATCGCTTTCACAGTTTCTCGGTGGCCGACCCGAAGGGGCACCGTTGCCGCTATTGCAATCGCCGCTGGCGCGATTGCCTCAGGACGCCGTAAATGGACGCGCTGATCAAATACGACGCCGCCTGTCGGGCGATTGCCGCGGCGAAGACCGTGATCGAAGTGAAGCAGATCAGCAACGCCGCGGCGGCCTGGCGGACCTATGCGCGGCAAGCGAAGAACCGCGCGCTGGAAGTTGACTGCGCTGAGATCCGTATGCGGGCTGAGCGTCGCGTCGGCGAATTGATGAGCGCGCAAAAGGCGGCGGTCGGGTTCCATGTCGGCGGTCGGCCTAGGAAAACCACATCCGGATCGGATGTGGTTTTACCAACGTTGAAAAAGGCTGGCATTGATGACCGCCTAGCCGACCGGGCGCGGAAATTTGCGGCGATACCGCTGCCGAAATTTGAGGCGTTGATCCTCGAATGGCGGGATCGAATTCTCGCTGAGCACGAGCGCGTCACCACGAACCTGCTACGAGAAGGGGCGCGGCGCCTGCGCCACGACCCGCCCGACCTGCCGGTCGGCGTCTATCGCTTGCTCTACGCCGATCCGCCCTGGGAATACGAGCACGTCATCACCGAATCCCGCGCCATCGAGAACCAGTACCCCACCATGACAATCGATGCGATCCGGGCGCTCGAACCCCCGGCGGCTGACGATGCCGTGCTGTTTCTCTGGGCGACCAGCCCGAAGCTGGCCGATGCGCTGACCGTGCTCGACGCGTGGGGCTTCACGTATCGCACCTGCGCGGTGTGGGACAAGGTGATCATCGGCATGGGCTACTACTTCCGCCAGCAACACGAGCTGTTACTGGTCGGCGCGCGGGGCGCGTTACCCGTGCCAGAACCCGCCGTGCGGTGCTCGTCAGTCATTCAGGCCCGCCGTGGGAGGCATAGCGAAAAGCCCGCGGTGGTCTACGGGATGCTCGAATCCATGTATCCAACGTTTACCGAACTCGACCGCGTCGAACTCTTCCAACGGGTACCGCGGCCAGGGTGGTCGGGCTGGGGTAACGAACCGGTCACGGAGGCGGCGTCATGAAGCCCGATGGAAAGGCTGAACCACGATTCGACATTGACGCCACGTACGGCGGTCAGGGCGAATTACAAATCGCGGACTACCTGACCTGGCTCGCCGAGGGGAACGGTCGCATTGAAGTCAAACGCAAGCGGTACCTTGATCTCAATTTTTACGTCGAGACGCACTGCGATAAGGGTCGCAAGGGCACGTTTCAGCCGTCTGGCATTTCGGTCAGCACGGCGGCGGCGTGGGCATTCGTGATTGGTGACACCGGCATTTCGCTGATCATTCCAACCGACGAACTTCGGGCCATGCTGAACGATCCCAGTTCTCAGGATCGAGAAGAACGGGATGGCTCGTGTCCGACTCGGGGCAAGCTGGTCAGCCTCAATGTGCTGTTATATCGCCGCCGGTCGCGCCAGCAACCGGCACCGCGGCCAGCGGCACCGAGTCTCCCAACAGCGCCGCTGACGGCGGCGGATATTCGGTGGTGACCCTGTGGGATTGTCGGCCCTGTGGTGGTGGATCGACCGCTGGCGCAAGTCCAGCGCGTTCATGAACATGAATTTAGAACAGCAAGGCGCCTATCGGAACTTGCTGGACGAAGCGACGCTGCGTGGCGGCGCGCTGCCAAATGACCAACGAATCCTGGCCAAAGCGAGCGGCGACGCCACTCGGTGGCGCAAAGTGAAGCCGCAAATCATGCGTCATTTTGAACTCAAATCGGATGGGTTTTGGCACAACGAAACGCTCGATAAAGTGCTCGCCGAATCCATGCGAAGGGCCGAAAAACAACGGCAATATCGCGTGGCGCATGGTAACGCGGCTGGTAACGGAGGCGGTAACGCGCGTGGTAACGGAGGCGGTAACCGGTCGGGGTATCCGTATCCGTATCCGGATCTTGTACCGGGATCACTAGAAAGGAAGGGGAAGGGTACAGGGAAGGGGAAACGCGCGACGCCAGTGGGCAAACGTCGAAACAGCGTCTGTCCGCATACGCCCACCTGCGCGACCCGGCACGGCTGTATCCACCTGAGTTTGGAAGAAAGCCGGAAAGAAAAGGCCGCCAAGTCGTGACGCTGAAACGCTATTCGGCGAAGCGCGACGGCAACGAAGCGCCCATCGTCAAGGTGTTGCGCAAGTGCGGCGCCCTGGTGCAACCGCTGAGCCTGCCCGGTATGCCCGACCTGCTGATCGCCTACCGCGGCAAGGTGCTGTTGCTGGAAGTGAAACAACCCAAGCGCGGCAAGCTCACCGCGGCGCAACGCAAAGCGGCGCTGCTCGGCTGGCCGGTCGTCACGGTTTACTCGATTGCGGAAGCCCTGGCGCTGATCGGCGCCGAAAACAGCCGATGAAACCGCACGCCGTGGTCGATACCACGCCCGACGAGATCCGCGACGAGACGCTCTTGCCTCCGCCCGGCCAGGTCCGCTATTCGCTGCTGCTCAACGACGAGCAAGTGGAACTGCTCTCGCGCGGCGTCGTCAGCGAGGCGCTCTCGTGCCGCTGCTACAAGATGCTCGAATGGAAACGCAGACAGCTGCGCGCTGAGAACAGCCGATGATGCCCGACACGGTGTATCTGATCTGGTCCATCGAACACGGCGCCTGGTGGCGTGCGGATCGCCGCGGCTACACGCGCCATCTCGACGAAGCCGGGCGCTACCCGCACGCCGACGCGCTCGAGATCCTCGACGACGCCAACGGGCAAGGGCGCCTGTGTCACGAATGCCTGATTCCGGTCTTCTGCGTGGAGCCCTGATGCCGATGAGCCCGCGCCCCGCGTGTCTGGTGTGTCGCCGCGTCGGTTGCACCGACCATCCGCGCCAGTCGTGGGACCACAACAAACCCACGCCGCGTATCCGTGGGCGCCAACTGCAAGCGTTGCGCTACGAGCTGTTCCGAGAACACCCGTTCTGCCAGCAATGCCACACCGCCGTGGCGACCATCCGCGACCACATCGTGGCGCTCAACCTGGGTGGGACCGACACGCGCGAGAACACACAGGCGTTGTGCGCCAACTGCAACGAAGCGAAGCGACAACTCGAAGCGAAACGCGGCCGATACCCGGCGACTTCCCTGAACCCGAATCCCCGTAACTGACGATGCACTTCCTACACAGCGAAACCGTATGGCACACGCATTGACCGGACACCGGGGGGCCATCCCATGTTGTGGGGCGGCGGCCGGGAAACCACGTTCGCAGGTTCGCGAGGCTTTTTGCGCAGAGTGGGCGTGTCAAGGTGTGACACGGCGTCAACCGGTTGGCGGATCGGTTTCGCCTCAGCAAAAACCTGAAAAGTTAGCGGATCGGACCCGGCGGTAAATGGCGCCACACGCGACGAAGACCCCGGTGACACGCGACCGACGTGGGCGGTGGAACCGGGCGGCATCGGATCGCCAACACGGCCCGATGCATCCCTCGGGGACGAACCGCGATCCGGTGACGTTCATCAACAGTTTGACGCATACCAAGGGCGCGTTCGGCGGGCAGTTGTTCAACCTGCGGCCGTGGCAGACGCGGATCGTGAAGCAGATTTTTAAGCGGCGGCGGGATGGGCTGCGGCAGTACCGCACCGTGTTGCTGATGTTGCCGCGGAAGAATGGGAAGTCCGAGCTGGCGGCCGCGATTGCGTTGTATGGGTTGCTGGCGGACGGCGAGATCGGTGCGGAAGTTTACAGCGCGGCCGCGGATCGGGACCAGGCGGCGCTGGTGTTCAACGTGGCGGCGCAGATGCTGCGGAACGATCCGGCGCTGAACGGGGAGTGCTACATCGTCGACAGCAAAAAGCGCATTGAGCATGCGACGAGCGGGAGTGTGTACCGGGCCATTAGCGCCGAGGCGTATTCCAAATTTGGCTTCAACAGTCATCTCGTGGTGTACGACGAGCTGCATGCCGCGGTGACGCGGGACTTGTACGAGGTGCTGGCGACGTCGATGGGCGCGCGGACCCAGCCGTTGCTGCTGGTGATTACGACCGCGGGCTTTGATCGGCATTCGATTCTGTGGGAGCTGTACTCGCATGCGCTCAAGGTGCGCGAGAACCCGACGATGGACCCGTCGTTCCTGCCGCTGATTTTTGAAGCGCCGACCGATGCGGACTGGACGAGTGAGCGGGTCTGGAAGAAAGCGAACCCGGCGCTCGGGGATTTTCGGTCCCTCGAAGAAATGCAGATTGCCTGCCAGCGGGCGCAGGAAATCCCGGCGCAAGAGAACATTTTTAGGCGGATGTACCTAAACCAGTGGACCGAGCAAAGCGCCCGGTGGATCGCGATGGCGGCCTGGGATGCCTGCCAGACGCGCGACGATGCCCCAGGATTGACGAACGGGCGTCGGTGCTACCTCGGGCTCGACCTCGCGTCCACGCGCGACCTGACGGCGCTGGTGGGCGTGTTCCCCGACGACACCGGGTTCGACGTGCGCGCCCAGTTTTTTATTCCTGAGCTGAATATTCGCGAACGCGTCGCACGGGATCGGGTGCCCTACGACCAGTGGCAACGCGACGACCTCGTCACGGTGACGCCGGGCAACGTCGTCGACTATGAACGGATTCGCGCCGTGATTCGCGAGTGGGCGAGTCGCTACGACGTGCGCGAGATTGCCTATGACCCCTGGAACGCGACCGACCTCGTGCAACGGTTGCAAGATCAGGACGGCCTGACGTGCGTGCCGATGCGGCAAGGGTTCGCGTCGCTGTCGGCGCCGACCAAGGCGCTCGAAGCCGCGATCCTGTCGCGCCGGTTGCGGCACGACGGCCACCCGATCCTCCGGTGGAATCTCAGCAACGTCGCCGTGGAAACCGACGCGGCCGGGAATCTGAAGCTCTCGAAGAAAGCCTCGTCAGAAAAAATCGATGGCGCCGTCGCGCTGGTGATGGCGCTCGACCGGCTGGAACGGGACCACGTCGCGACCCCGTCGTACACCATTTTTGCCTTAGGGGGCCGGTGATGAAGATTGAACGCCGTCGCGTCGGCCGCCCGCCGATTGACCCCGACGACGAATCGGTCAAACTGTCGCTCACGATCCCCGCCAAACGGTACGACGAACTGTGCTCGGATGCGCGGCGGCATCGGATGACGCTGCCCGACCTGGTGCGCCGCTTGTTGACGCGCCGGGCGAATAAAGATTCGTAAACTCGTCAGCCCGGCCATTCAACCGTACGGTGGACGGCCAATGGCTGACGTCCTGCACGCGACGGCAACCCTCGACATCAAGGCGGATGCGACGTGCCGCACGTTGAGCGGCATCGCGGCGACGCCCACCCTCGACCGGCAAAACAGCATTTACGACGTCGATGGCGCGATGTTCACCAACCCCGTGCCGTTGCTGTTGCATCACGACCAGGAGCGGCCGATTGGCTCGGCCATCCTGACCAAGGTCGGCAACGCGATCCACTTCGAGGCGACGCTGGCCGACGTCGACGAGCCGTACCTCACCAAAGCCAAGCAGCACATTCGCAGCGGGCTGCTGAAAGCCGTGTCGATTGGCTTCCATCCGCTGGCCGATGGCCTGGAATACCTCAAGGGCGGCATCCTCAAAATTGTGAAAAGCGAAATCTGCGAGCTGTCGCTGGTGACGGTCCCGGCGAACCGCGACGCGACCATTCTGCGCATCAAGTCGGCCGACGTCGTCGGCCATTCAGGAGCCAAGCTGATGAAACCGACGACTGCCGACCATATTCAGAACCTTGAGAACAAGCGCGCGGCGCTCGCCGCCCGGATGACCGGCATCATGGAAGCCGCCGCGGGCGAGGGGCAGACCCTCGAAGCGGAACAGGCGACCGAGCACGACGGCCTGACCGTGCAGGTCAAGAGCATCGACGCCGACCTGCAACGCTGGCGCGATCACGAGAAGCTGCAAATCTCGACCGCGACGCCCGTCCCGGCCGTGACGCCGCTCGTCACCTCGACCTATTCCAGCGTGTCGGTCAAGGCGAATGTCCCCATCGGCACGCAGTTCGTGCGCGCCGCTTGTGCGCGCCTGATGGATCGCAGCGGCATGTTGCCGACCGGCGTCAATGCGATCAGCTACGCCGAGAACCGCTGGAAGGACACGCCCGAGGTCGCGCTGTACCTGCGCGCCGCGGTCGCGCCCGGCACGACGACCGACGCGACTTGGGCCGCGCCGCTCGTCAATCAGAACATCTCGAACGACTTTATCGAGCTGCTGCGACCGGCGACGATCCTCGGCAAGATTCCGAACCTGCGCAACGTCCCGTTCAACACCAAAGTCCCATCACAGAGTGCGGGTGGGACGTATGGGTGGGTGGGAGAATCTAAGCCGAAGCCGGTCAGCAAACTGGCCTTTACCTCGACCTCACTTGGTGTCGCAAAGGCTGCGGGCATCATCGTCCTGACGAAGGAACTGATCATGCTCTCGAATCCCTCGGCCGAGGCGCTCGTGCGCGCCGACATGGTCGCGGGCATTGCGCAATTCTTGGATGCGCAGTTCATCGACCCGGCCGTCGCTGCGGTCGCGGGCGTGAACCCGGCGTCGATCACCAACGGCGCGCCGACCGCGGCCGCGACGACGAACCCGATGGCCGACATCATGGGACTGATCGGCCACTTCGCGACCAACAACATCAAGGTGGACGGCGTCGCGTTCATCATGTCCGCGGCCAACGCGCTATCGCTCTCGTTCCGGTCGAACCTCGATGGCTCGCCGCAGTATCCCGGCCTGACCATGAACGGCGGCAGCTACAAGGGGCTCACGTTCATCACGTCGCAGGCCGCGGGCACGAACGTCATCGCCCTCCAGCCCGAGTTGATTCTCTACGCCGATGGCGGCATCGAGATCGACGCGTCGCAGGAAGCCTCGTTGCAGATGGACAGCGCGCCTGCGTCACCGGCTGATGCCACGACCGTCTACGTGTCGCTCTGGCAGACCAACACGGTTGGCCTGCGCGCCGAACGCTTCGTCAACTGGAACAAGGCGAACGCGAACGCCGTGAAGTACCTCACCGCGGCGGCCTATCCGGCCCCCTCGGGCAGCGAACCGCTCGGCAACGGCACCACGCGCAAGGCGTAACCGTGCGCGTGCTCGGCTACGAGCTGTCGCTCTCGAAGGTGGCGAGCGCCGTGCCGTCGTCGCCCGGGCGCGACGGCTGGTGGCCTATCGTGGTGCGCGAACCCTATACCGGGGCGTGGCAACTCAATCAGGAGCTGCGCCCCGAGTCGGTCCTCGCCAATCCGACCGTCTACGCCTGCGTCACGCGCATCAGCCAGGACATCGGCAAGCTGCCGCTCAACCTCGTCGAGCAGACCTCGCCGGACATTTGGGCCGCGACGACCAACCCCGCGTACTCGCCCGTGCTGCGCACGCCGAACCACTATCAGGATTGCTCGCAGTTCATCGAACAGTGGACGGTGTCGAAGTTCATTTGGGGCAACACCTACGTGTTGAAGGGCCGCGATGCGCGCGGCGTCGTCAACCGGCTGTACGTGCTCAACCCGGCGTACGTGACGCCGCTCATCGCGCCGGATAGCTCGGTCTACTACAAACTCCAACGCGACGACCTGACCGGCGTCAGCGTGGACGTCACGGTCCCCGCCCGCGAGATGATTCACGACCGCATGAACTGTCTGTGGCATCCGCTCGTCGGCGTGTCGCCGCTCTACGCCTGCGCGGGCGCGGCGATGCAGGGGCTGACGATCCAGCAGATGTCCTCGAAGTTTTTCGCGGGCGGCGCGACGCCGGGCGGCCTGCTGATTGCGCCCGGCGCCATCACGGAAGCGCAAGCGACGCAGATGGCGTCGGACTGGCAGACGAAATTTGGCGGCAACAACGTGGGCAAGGTCGCGGTGCTGTCGAACAACTTGAAGTACGAGCCGCTGTCGCAGACCGCACAGGATTCGCAACTGATCGAACAACAGAACAAGTCCGACGCCGAAATCGCGAAAGCGTTCGGGATGCCGATGTTCATCCTCGACACGACCAAGGGCGCCCCGTACGCCAACAACGAGGCGCTGATCCAGGTCTATCACGCCGAATGCCTGCAAAGTCCCATTCAGCATATCGAGCGGTCGCTCGAAAGCGGCCTCGATTTACCGTCCGGCCTCGGGATCGAATTCGATGTCGACGCGTTGATCTGGATGGACACGCCGACGCGGACCAAGGCCGCGAGCGACGCGATTGGGTCGGGGGCGATGACGCCGAACGAAGCGCGCCAGAAATACTTCGGCCTCGGGCCAGTCGTGGGCGGTGACACGCCGTATCTGCAACAGCAGTACTTCTCTCTGCGGGCGTTGGCGGAACGAGATAAGTCGGACCCGTTTGCCAAGCCAACGCCCGCGCCCCCGGCTGACGTCGTCGAGGACGACCCCGACGACACGGAGCGGCTGCACTAATGGCTGCGATCCTCGTCACGCTCGCGCAAGCCAAGCTGCACCTGTACAAGTTCGAGCCGCCCGGCGACGTGCTGGACCCCGACGCGCAACTCAAGCTCGACGTCGCCGAGGCCAAGGTGCTGGCGCAGTGCAGCCGTACCGCGGCATCGAAAGCCATCGCGGACGCCTGGACGTCGAGCACGGTGCCGCCGCAAGTCGTCGCCGCCATCCTGCTGGAGTTCGGCGAAGGGATGCGCTACCGCGGCGACGACGAGACGCGCCCGGTGCGCGACGGCGAGGACGTCACGCCGCAAGTCGCCGCGCTGCTGCGGCCGTTCAGCGATCCGGTGTTCGCGTGATTCAAGTCGCGGCCGGTCGCCGCGTGCATCGCTTCACGGTGCAGAACCCCGGCCCGCTCGTGCCCGATGGCAGCGGCGGCTATTCCGAGACGCCGGTCATCCTCGCGCAGACCGTGTACGGCGAACTGCTGCCCGCGACCGCGCAAGAGCGGCGGATGCCCAACGTCGTCACCGCGAGCGCGTCGCATCTCGTCACCATCCCGTATCTGCCCGGCGTGACGCTGACGTCGACGCTGATCCTGCACGACGCCCGCGAAGGGGATCGGGCGTTCAGCATCGCGGGGATCAGCGACCCCGAGAACCGGCATATCCAACTCGTGCTGGCGTGCGAGGAGGCGCAGTAGTGCCGCGCGCGACGCCGATGTCGGTGCATTGGACGGGGCTGATTGAACTGAAGCAGCAGCTCGGCGCCATCCCGGCGAACCTGCTGGCGAGCAGTCGCGGCGCCGTCGAACTCGCGACGCAGCAAGTCGCCGCCGGGTTGCGCGCGATCTACCCGGTCGGCACGGCAGGCCGCTTGCGTAATGGGCGGCCGATCTCGCCGGGCGGATTGCGGCGCGGCGTCCGCACCAGCATCAAGACCACGGCGACCGGCACGGTCGGCACGGTCACGTCGACGGCGCCCCATGCGCACTTGTGGGAGTTCGGCACGGTGTCGCGCAACTGGACGCGCCGTAAGTCGCACAAGTACGTCGGCCAGATGCCTGCGCAGTACGGGAAGGGCGTCGTCGGGCAAGCGATCCGCGAGCGCCGCATCCTCGAAGCGCAACTGATCGCGCAAGTCCGCAATGCCGGGTTCACGGTCAACGGGCAATGAGCGACAGCGCGGCCGTCGATGCGGCCATCTTCTCGGCCCTGCAAAGCGACACGGCATTGATGGCGCTGCTACCCGGTGGGGTGTGGTTCGGCTCGGCGCCACAGGCGCACACGAAAGTCGTCATCGTGTCGATGACCGATCACACCGACGTGTATCTGTTCCAGGGTCCGAGCCACGAGGAATTTGTGTATGCGGTGACCGCGCTCGTGAAGGACCGGTCGGTCACCGTGGCGAACGAGGCTGAAGCGCGCATCAATGCGGTGATGCGGGCGCTCCCGAATCCGACCGGCTATACGCTCATGCTCGCGCAGCGCCAGAAGCGCATCGCGTTCCCGATCCCCGATGACACGAATCTTGACGAAGTGTGGCAGCAGCGCGGCGGCCTGTACGACGTGCATGTTGAGCCGCTGGAGGAGCCCTGATGGCGAGACGACACGGCAAAAACGGCGACGTGATGATGGACCCGACCGGCGGCGCAACGGTCGTGCGCGTGGCGTCGCTCAATTCGTGGACGCTGGATGCGGCCTCCGATAACGTCGACGTCACCTGTTTTGGTGACACCAATAAGCAGTATGTCAAGGGGCTGCCGGACTACAAGGGCGACATCGGCGGCGTGTGGGATGCGGCCGACGTCGCGATCTTTGACGCGGCGTTCGCGGGGACGCCCGTCGCGCTGAAGTTGATCCCGTCGACGCTTGACGCGACGGCGTTCTTCGAGGGCCTCGGCTACATCGACGCCGGGATTGATTGCCCGGCCGATGGCGCGGTCACGATTTCCGGCACCTGGGTCGCCGCGGGCAATTGGACGATGGCGCCGTAACATGCCGAACGTCGTGCACGAATGGCGGGGCGTCACCGCGGAGATTTGCTGGACGCCTCGGGACGGTCGGTATACGGCCGCGGGCATTCGCGGGTACACCATCGCCAAGACGCCCGGTGGGCTGTCGCTGCGCGCGACGGTGCTGTTGTCTGATGCCTACAAGCTCGCGCAGCGGCCCTTAACGCTGGTGTTGCCGGTGCGGCTCGGTAAGCCGCCGAAGCAACGCGACCACGAATATCGGTATCCGATCACCACGTTTACCCTGCGCGACAGCGTGCTCGATGCCACGCTGGGGCCGCGCATCACGGAGCCCTATGCCGCGCTGCCGTTTCGTCGACCCGACCCGCGAAGTCCGATACTCCTTATCGGACGGTGATTGGATCGTGATTCGTCACGAGTTGACGGTCGGCCAGCAACGCGACCTGGTGCGGGCGCTCAAGACGAAAGACGGCGACGTCGATACGACCGCGTACCCGCTCGCGCGGGCGCTGGCGTATCTGGTGTCGTGGTCATTCATCGACGAGCGCGGCGGCGTCGCGCCGATCACCCAGGGCGCGATTGAGTTTCTCGACACCGCGACCTTCAGCGAGATCACCGCGGCGATTGACGGGCACGTCGACGCGCTGGAGCAGGAAAAAAAACGGACGACGAGTACCGCGACCGCTGCCGATCCGACTTTGCAATCTGTCGGTTCATGAACTGGACGATGCCTGACCTGATGGCGTTACCCGCCGGGCTGTATGGCGAGCTGGTCGCGTGGATGACGGAGCTGAACGATGGCCGTCACCGCTGAATTTCGCGCCGATACATCGTCCTTCGTCAAGGAAGTCGAGAAAGCCGAGAAGGCGCTCGACGGCCTCGGGAAGAGTACCGACACGTTGCAGAAACAGGTCGGCGCGTTCGACAGCGTGCTGCAAAAGGCTGGGATCAACATCGGGCCGACCGCGAAAGCCATCGACGAAATCAGCGCGGCGTCGGGCAAGACGGCGGGTGAACTGGGGAAGCTCGCGACCGCGGGCCTCGTCGTCGGCACGGCGATGGCGGCGTGGGATTTCGGCCGCGCCATTGCCGGATTCTTCGGCCTCGACAAAGCCATCGGCAACGCGACCGCGGCGGCGCTCGGATGGGGCGACATCTCCAAAGAAGTCGCGGGCGCGCAGCAGGACGTGATCGACGCCGCGTTCAAGAACAGCAAGGGCGTCCTGATGTCATACAGCCAGGCGCTGGCGTACAACACGAAGTTTCATCAAGACCGGCTCGCGGCCGTGAAAGAAACGAATCAGGCCGACATCGCGAGCGGCGAAGCCTGGGCGGAACTCAATTCGATAGGCGCGACGTATACCGAAACCCTGGCGACGATGAACCAGGCCGACGTCGCCGCGATCAAGTTGCAACTGGCGCAGAACGCGCAAGTGAGCACGTTGGCGGCCGCCTACGGGTACACGGCCTCGCAAATCAAAGCCGTCGAAGAATCCATGAAGGCCGCCGAGGCGGCGGATAAAGCGTGGCTGGAAGGGATGAAAGCGGCCGACGCCGAGGCGACCCTGTACGCGGCGACGCTGACCAACGTGCTGCAAAAAGCCATCAAGGACACCGCAGACCTTGACGAGAAAGCGACCATCAAACTCACCGCGATGACCGATGCGCGCACCGCGTCGATCATGAAAGAACAGGCCGCCCGCGACATCATCGCGGCGAAGTCGGCGCCGCAGTACGACGCGCAGACGACGGCGTGGATGAAGATGCAGAAGTCGCTCGGCGAACTGCAAAAGGAACAGGTCGGCAACATCGACACGACCGCACGCCAGGCCGTGATCTACAGCGAGTACACCGACGCGACACTCGCCGAAGCCCTCGCGCAGGACGAAGCGACCCAGGCCTTTTGGAAGTCGCGCGAGGCGCAGTCGAAGAACACCGAGGAAACCGAGAAGGCGACCAAGGCGACCGGCGTTTACATGAACCAGCTGCATATGCTGGTCGATGATCCGAAGCTCGCGGCGTTCTTCGGCGGCAACGCGGTCGCGAACACGCTGTATAGCGGCGGCCAGGGCGGCTTTACCCCGGAGGAAGCCGCGGCCATCGGCGCCGGACAGTTCATCAACATGGCGGGCGTGGGGCAGCCGGGGCTCGGCCAGCATCCGATTATCGTCAACGTCAACTCCCCGCTCGGCACGCCCGCCCAGGTCGGCGCCGCGGTCGGCAACGCGCTCACCGGCCAGGCCCGCGCCAACGGAGCGCGGTTCTGATGATCCTCACCGATGCCCGCGCCGGGCTCGCGCGCAGCGGGGCGACGCGCTCGGGCTATCCCGTGCTCGAGGGGTTCAAGGTTCCCTTATTCGCGCTGTCGAACATCGCGCGCAGCGGCGCGACCCGCAGCAACTACGTCGACACCGGGCATGTCTTCATCGACATCGGCGGCGTCAACGCCGCGGATCATGTCCTCTACGCGAACGCGCAGATCGTCGACACCCTCGACGAAACGCCGACAACCGGCACGCTGAGCACGTTCCAGTTTCATCCCGTCGAGGGGCAAGAGGTCATCATCCGACTGGGCAGCCAGAACCAGTCGCGGCGCCTGTTCGCCGGGAACATCATCGCGATTGACCGCAGCTATGCGGGGAAGCCTGCGAACGCCATCGATACGTGCCGCCTGATCGACTACACCTGGGGCCTCGGCAAGCGCCAGGTGCGCACGCGGTACCTCTCGACGACCGTGGCGGCCATCGTCGCGGATCTCGTCGCGACCTATGCACCCGGCTACGGCTGGCGGGTCGAGGCGGACATCGGCGCCGAAGTCCTCGACGAGATCACGTTTACCGAGACGTCGCTGCCCGGCTGCTTGTCGCAGCTCACCCGGCGCGTCGGCGGCAATTGGATCTGCGACTACCAGAAAGTTGTCCAGGTGTTTTTCGAGAACACGCTGGCGACGAACCCGGCACCGCTCAACGCCGTGCATCCGACGCTGTTGCAGTTTCAAGCGACGCGCGACCTGTCGCAGATCGTGACCCGTGCGCTGGTCGAGGGCGGCGGCGTCACGGCCTTCGCCACGTGTGCCGTGGGTGAAACGATTCTGCCGCTGGATGGCGAACCGAGCTGGTACAGCCCGTCAGGCGGCACCGTCGTCGCCGGGCCGCAGCGCATCACGTATACCGGCGTCTCGAGCAGCACGGGCGGCGGCATGGTCGGCCCTGGCGCCTCGCCGACCGGGCGCCCGACGCTGACCCAGGCGACCGGGAGCGGCATCGAAGCGGGCACGCATAGTTACGCGGTCACCTTCACGACGGCCAGCGGCGAATCGGTCGCTGGCCCCGTGGCGACTATCGACGTCGGGCCTGTCGCGGCCCCGCTGACCGCACCAGCGGTCGGCGAACCCCAGGGCGGGCTCGGCCCCGAAGTGGGCACGCACGGCTACGCGGTGACCTTCCTGACGGCCTCGGGCGAAACGATGGCCGGGCCGACCGTCAGTGTCGCGACCGGCATCGCGGACCCGCCCACCACGGCGCCCGTCGTCGGCGTGCCGACACCCAGCGCGACCGGCGTCGATGCGGGGCAGCACGAGTACGCGGTGAGCTTCGTCAACGCCAACGGGGAAACAACGCCCGGCCCGATTGGCGGCGCCGCCGCAACCGCGGCCATGCCCGCGCCGGATGTGTCGCCGTCACTCGCCCCGGCCGCGGGCGCGGGCCTCGGCCTCGGCGGGTACTACTACGTCTACACGTTTGCGACCGCCGCGGGGGAAACGACACAAAGCCCGTGGGGCTACATCGGGACCGGCGGCGTGACCCCGCCGCCCGTGTCGAGCGTCGCCAACGATACTGGCGGCGGGTCCGCCGTGGCGTGGGTCACCGGGGATGCGCTCTACTTTCGAACGGCCTATCAGGGCGCGAGCGGCGTCGTCTCGGTGATGTCGCCGCAATCGGCGACGATCATCGCGACGTCGCTGAGCGGCAGTACCGCCCACGCCGCGCAGGTGACGCTGACCCGATCTGCTGACCCGCTGGTCACCAATATTCGCGTCTATCTGAATCGGAACGGCACCTGGGTCGGGTATTCCACCGGGCCGAATAGCACGATGACGGGGTTTGTCACCAGTGCCCCGAATGCCGGGAGTCCGCCGACCGTGCTGCAACAGGTCGCGGTGAGTGGCATTGCGACGGGGCCGCCCGGGACCACGGCGCGGCGGATCTTTCGCAGCCCGGTCAATGGCAGCGGGCTCAAGCTGTGCGCCATCCTGGCTGACAACGTGACGACGGGTTTTCTCGACGCGAAGCCCGACGCGATGCTTGATACGCCCGTGCCGCCCGCGACGAATACCGCCGCGACGAATTCGTCGATGCCGGTGCAGGGCATCGAGAAAGGGCCGACCGGCACCAGCGGCCGCAAGCTCTATCGGCGCTCGGGCGGGGCACCGGGGCTGAAGCTGGTGACGACGATTGCCAACAACAGCGCGACGACCTACACCGACACGACACCCAACGCGTCGCTCGGCGCGGCGCCGCCGACCGTCAACACCGCGACGACGCGCGTGATCCCCTTGACGGCCATCGCCATCGGCGCGGGCGCCCTGGTCACAGCGCGCAAGGTCTACCGCACGGCCGCGAATGCCGCCCAGTTGAAACTCCTGACCACGCTGGCCGACAACACGACGACCGCGTTTCTCGACACCGTCGTCGATGCCAGCCTCGGCGCCAACGTGCCGACCAGTACCACGGCGACGGCGAACCGCGTGACGCTCACCGCGATCCCAGTCGGCGCGGCGGCGGTCACCAGCCGGAAGCTGTATCGCACCGCGGCGAACGCGGCGCAGCTCAAGCTGCTGACGACCCTCGCGGATAACGTCACCACGACCTACACCGACAGCAGTTCACTGGCCGTGCTCGGCGCCAACGTGCCGGTCGCGGATACCTCAGGGCTGACGCAACCGCAGGGGAGCGTCTATCCAGGGGCGACGTCGTTTCAGGTCGCGAACATCGGGCCGTTCCCGCCGAGCGGCTGGGCCGTCATCGGCAACGGGCAGCAAGTGATCCGCTACACGTCGGTCACCGGCAGTGTGCTCGGCGGCATCCCGTCGACCGGAGCGGGCTCGATTGTCGCGGCCATCAGTTTCAACAGCACCGTGACCGCGGCGCCCGTGCTCACCGGCATTCCCGCGAGCGGCACCGGCTCGATCCGCGTGCCCATCCTCCGCGGCGACGATGTCAACGTGTTTATCGTCGTCAACGACGTCGCGGCGCAAGCGGCCCTGGCGGCGCTGATTGGCGGCGACGGCGTGCAGGAGCACTACCTGCAAGACCGGCGCTTATCCATTCGCGAATGCACCGCACGCGCGCAGGCGCAGCTCGAACTCCGTCGCGATGTGCATGTCGAGATTCAGTTTCAGACGCACGACATCAACACGCGGGCGGGCTCGACGGTCAGCGTCAACCTTGGGGCGCCGTTCTTTCTGATCGGGGAGTTCGTCGTGCAGCAGGTGACGATCGATTTTATTCCGACGCGGCCGCCGATGCCGCCGCGGTTCACGGCGTCGGCGTCGTCGTATCGGTTGACGTTCGAAGATTTACTCCGCGCGATTAAAGCGAAGGACTGACATGGCGATTACGCGCACCGCGTGGATCGACGACGACGGGTCGGGGACGACCGGCACCGTCATCAACAACGCCGAAAAGACGCTGCTCTACGATCAGATCGACGCCGCGCTCGTGACGACGGAAACGGGCGCCGCGCCATCGATGATCACGGTTGCGACCACGGGGACGATCAATACACTTCCACTTCCGCCCGGTCGCGGTGATCTGACGGTGCTGATGATCAACGCGGCGCCCGCCACGATCAACGGCATCGCGGCGGGCCTGAACGGCCAACGGTTGACGGTCCTTGTACAAAACGGCGCCGTGAGCCTGTCGCATCTGAGCGCGTCGGCGGGAAGCACGGCGCAACGATTACTCAACTTTGCGGCGTCGGCGGCGACACCGCTCGCGGCCACGGTCGGGGCCGGGACCGCCGCCGCTGAGTATGTGTACGACGGGAATTACGCCCAACTCTGGCGCATGGTCGCGCATGAACAAGGCGCGTGGATTACGCCGCCGTTTAGCGCGGCGAATTTTAGCGGCTATACCGGCGGCGCTGTGTGGACGGTCGCGGCGGGTAATGTGACGGCGCTCCGGTACCGGCTCAGTGGGCGCAGTCTGACGCTGACATATGCGCTCGCAAGCACGACTGTCTCCGGCACGGCGACAAGCACGCTGGCGATCCAGAACGGCGCGTTTGGTGGGTTCACGCTGCTCCCAGGGTTTGATGTCGGCACGGTGTTGGATGGAAGCGCGGCGTTGATCAGCGGCTATGTTGAATCCTTGACAACACTCGTGGCGTTGCATAAAGCAGGCGCGGCAAATTGGACGGCCGGGACTGTCGGCGCCTACGGCACAGTGAGCTTTGAGGTCACCTAACGAAAGGCGGCGTGTATGAGTGTCGGCCTGCCCGTCACGAAAAGCGAAATCGACTCGCGCAGCGGCGACATTGCGCGGACGTTTCAGAAAAGCTTCGAGGATGTCTTCACGATGCAAGGCTATCTGGAGCAGACCCCGAACGCGGACCTGATCGCGCTCGGCTACACCGACGCCGAAGTCGCGCAACTCAAAACCGCGTTCGCCGACCTGACCGAGCTGGGCTCGATTTGGACTGGCGGCCCCGGCACGGTACCGAAGGATTACCGGACGTTTGTGCGCCTCCTGTGGGGCGTGGGAGCTTTCTGATGACTACGCCAACCCCGTTACCCGCGAACGACGATCCGCGCGACCGGCCCGACCGCGTGCCGCGGCCCGATGTCGGCGTGCCCGCACCGCCGCATCCCGACCAGGGCGTGCCGGATCCCGAGCATCCCGACCGGCCCGACCCGCCGACGAAAGACCCACGGCGATGACGCCCAAAACCATCCTGCTGGTGATTGCTGCGGTGTGCTTCCTGCTGGCGGCGCTGCCGCTGCCGCTCGGCGTGCGCGTCGAGTGGCTCGGCGTGATGTTCGTGATTCTGAGCCTGCTGGTATGACCAACTACAGCCAGGTGTTCGCGGACACGCTCGCGCTGTATGAGTCCAACTACGTGCCCGGGGACCAAGGCGACGCGGGCAAGGGGCAAGTGTGCGTGCGTGCCGGTTATACCATCCACACGACGCTGGATGCGTCGGTGGGCTACATCGCCAAAAACCCCGGGCAGACGCAATTTTACGGCGTCGCCGTCGATGCGCTGCAAGACAAGAGCGACGGGTTCGGCGCCGACTATCTCACCGATGAACTCCAGCCCGACGGCCGCCGCCTGATCAAGCTGGCCTACACGCCGTACCCAACGCCCGCGGTGCCGCCGACGACCGGCTGGGTCGCGCCAACCGCAGCGATGCTCGAGCATCCCGGCCCGCTGACGCTCAAGGCGACGACCCCGGCCCCGACCCCGGAACCGCCCGCGCCCAGCAAGGACGACGAGATCCTGTCCGCGCTCGACGACATGCGGGCGCAAGCGGCCGCCGACAAAGCCGAACTGCTGGCGCGCGACGACGCCAATACGCAGAAGTCGATGCAGCAGATCAGCGACCTGATCGAGGACGTCGAAGCGTCGCTGAAGAAAGCCGGAATCGCGCTCGTCATCCATCGGCGCCGAAAGGGCGAAGGCACCCCATGAGCCAGGAACAGCTTGACCTCGTCGCGCAGATGGAAGCGCAGCTCGCCGCCGTCGATGAGACGCTCGCCGCACTGAAGGAGACGCTGACCGACACTGAACCAGAGCCGCCCGACCCGCCGGGGATGATCTTTATCGACAACGAAGCCGACCTCGACGCCGCCATCGCCGAGGCGCTGCCGGGCGATAACCTCGTCATCGCGAACGAGCTGGTGTATTCGAAGGCCCTGACGATCAGCAAGGCGCTCACGCTGACGGCCGAGACGGTGCCGGAGGGCCGGATGACGCGCGAGCCCACGCTGCCGCTGTTCACGGCCGGGCTCAAGGTCACCGCCGCCGACGTCACGCTCATCGGCCTGGAGGTGAACCACACCAACCACACGACCGACATCGTCATCGTCAGCGGCGCCAACGTGACGCTGGACCGCTGCCGCATTCTCGGTGACCCGTCCGAAGGCGCGAAGCGCGGCGTCGGCGCGAATGCCGCCAACCTCACGATCCGCCAGTGCTTCATCGCCGATTGTTTCGGGCCGTACCCGGGCAACGACACGCAGGCCATCTGCGCGTGGGACACGCCTGGCCCGCTGCTGATCGAGGATAACTATCTGGAGGCCGGGAGCGAGACGATCATGATGGGCGGCAGCGACCCGTCCTGCGAAGCGAACGTGCCCACGGACATCACCATCCGCGGCAACACGATCACCGCGAACCCCATCTGGCAGCAGCAAGCCGTGAACGTAAAAAGCCGGTTGGAGTTGAAGAACGCGAAGCACGTGCTGATCGAGGACAACGACATCAGCCAGTGTTGGGGCGGGCACGGGCAGGACGGCTACTTGCTGACGTTGACGGTGCGCAACCAGGGCGGCGACGCCCCGTACTCGACCGTCCAAAATGTGATCGTTCGGCGCAATCACTTCTCCCACGGCGCCGCCGCCATCAACCTGCTGGGCGAGGACGACAACTACGACAGCACGCGGATGGCCGACATCGAAATCGTCGACAACGTGTTCGAGGACATCAACCACACGACCTACACCGGCTCACCCAAGCTGATGCTGATCGGCCGCGGGCCGCTGCGGACGACCATCGGCTCGAACACGTTTAGCGGCGGGTCGCACACCTCCACGATTTACTTCCACAGCCCGACCCCGAAATGCGAGGAGTTCCACGTCGTCGACAACACCTGGCCGGAATCGAAGTATGGGATCTTCGGCACGGACATGCCGAGCGGCGTCAGCGCGTGGGACTACTACGTCGAGTCGGGGAGCTGCGAGGGCAACGTCACCGTCCCGAAAGAGGACTAGGCGCCCCGCTTAGGAGGCGAGGGTAAAGCCGCTGCTCATTGGTCTTTCGCGATCAGTTGCTTGATCAGCTTCTCAGCTTCGTCGCGGCGGATCGGGGAATTGGCGGACTGGGCCATCCAACTGATCAGGGTGCCCAGCACTTCTTTGGTGCGGGCGAGGTCGTTGCGGATCGTGGTTAGTTCAGCATCGCGATTGGTCATCTCGGCTCCGTGGCGGCGCGGGTGACGCGCCCGCTATTCATGGTGCTTGCGACTCTCAGGCGCGTGGTCGTTGTGAACCGGGCAGTTGAAGTCGTGCTTGTCGATCTCGCAGATACATGCCTCAGTCGGTGGGGGCTCCGCTGCGAGCAGGGCTTCCAGTGTGGTGAACTCTTCGTCGGTGATCTCGTAGAGATCCCGGCCTGGGCTGACGCAATACGGTTTCAGTAGTCGTCGGATGTCGATGCTCATCTCGGCTCCGTGGCGGCGCGGGTGACGCGCCCGATGTCTCGTGTTCAGTCATGGTGTTGTTGCCAGTGCTCGAACGCGTTCCAGTCATCAAACGGATGGCGTCCCGTGGCCCGCTGATAGGTCGCGGCCAGCTCGTCGTAGCGCCGCATGTGTGCATGAAATTCGTGATGGCTGCGCGGGTCGCACTGCTCGCAACAGCCGCGAATCAGAACAGCCGCACGTCCGCACGTCCAGCACGAAAACGCCATTTACCCGTTCAACGCGCGGATGAGTGCGCGTGCGGCTGGGATGAGGCCGGGCGGGCACATGTCGGGACCATCGACGTGTGCATAGTGGCGGGCATCGTCTAACAGTTCACCCACGGCCGGATCATCTTTCGCAATGTAGTAGTGCGTTTTTGTTTCGCGCACGACGACCGGCGTGGGCAGTTCGCGCTCGGCGTGGTCGTCGAAGAACCGCGTCGGAATACGAACCACGGTCGGCGCCCTGCGGGGGCGGCCGCCGCGCTTGCCGTTCTCGCGGCTGCTGGCGGTCTTACGCGCGGACTTCACGGCGCCGCCTTTCAGGCCGCCGAGGCGACCGAGGGCGACGGCGGCGGGATTCTTCGCGGCCTTCATGAGCGGTCCCCATTCACGTAGGCGATGAGGCGGGCGCGGAAGGCGAGGCCACCGTAGTCGGGATAAACGGCCTCAGCCGCATCCTCGACCGTTTCGTTCTTTTCGTCGAGGCGGCAGATCACGCGGTCGTGTGCCTCGCGCAGGGTATCAGCATCAAACCGTTCCAGAACTTTCTGGAGGTCGGCTTTGGCGGCGGCGAGGGAGTCGAGGTAGCCGCTGCGGCGGCTGGGTTCGAGGCGGTCGCGCCAGAACCACACGGTGTCGTTCTGAAAAATCGTCCCTTCGCGGGTGCGGTTGATCTCGTAGCGGTCGTTGACGAGGTACTGACCGGGCGCGAGGCGGGTCAGTTTGAGGGCGGCTGCGGTCGACGTCGTGTTCTTCATGTAGAGATAATACCAAAAGCGCTTTAGGTTGTCAACTACAGAGGGTAGAGCCGCCGTCGCACCGCCTCAAGCACGGGACCGTCACCGACCGCTTGACCGCGGACGGCTTCGCGGACGATGGCGAGGATCTCAGCCTTTTGCGGGTCGGTAAACGTGACGACCTTCGGTCCCGGCTCGGGTAGCGCGGCGCGGGCCTCCTCGCGCTGGCGCGCGCGCCAGGCTTGCATCTCGATCCGCGTGGCGACCTTCGGAAACATGCGCGAGTAGAACTTCCCGCCGACCCTCACGAACACCTGATAGCCGCTGTTGTGCTCGCGAATGCCGACGTTCGTGCCGTAGGCGACCTTGCCGAATCTCATAGCCATACAACCATACAACCTAATTTACTTGCACGCGTGCAACAATCCGAACCATGTGAGGCATTTACTGGCACGTTCTGGCAGGTTTGATTTCTCACATTTGCAACGGGGATTTCGGGGATTTCGGGGAGATTCCCCGCTATTTCCGGGCCTTTTGGAGTAGAGCGGGCTACGGGGATCGAACCCGTGTCCGAGGCTTGGGAAGCTTAGGACACCGCCCGCAACCGCTTTGCTTTGCGTCGTTTGCGGCCCGCGTGCAACGTCGCGTGCAACTGAACGTGCAACTCGTGCTCGGCGGCCTCCAGCCGGGCCTTCCGAAAGCTCGACAACGCCGCGAGCGCGGCCCGGTCCACTTCGGCATTCGCGCCCATCGCATACCGCGCCGTGACCGGCGATCCCTCGGCATGGCCGAGCAGGCGCGCCACGGTCGCCAGGTCGCGCGTAGAACGATAAACCTCGGTCCCGAAGCTGTGACGTAGGTCGTAGAGTCGGAACCCCGTAGACGGCCCCAGGACGCGCCGGACGGCCCGCCGGAACGACCGGCTGACGGCCTCGGTCGCGAACCCACCCCAGCCGTGCGCGTTGTCGAGCGCGACGAACGCCGCGACCCCTTCCGGCGACAGCTCGCGGGTATGGGCGGCCGTCCCGGCGCCCTTGTCGCGCCACGGCATCCGCACCAGCGCGGCCTTCCGGTCGAAGTCCTGCGGGCGCAGCTTCTGCAACTCCGAGGGTGGAATGCCGGTATGCGCGATGACGGTGGCCCGGAGCTTGGCGAGCGACGACCGCCGGGCGCCCTGGCCATCCGCCATCGCCGCGAGGATGCGCGCAATGGTCGCGAAGTCGAGCGAGCGGTCGACCGGCCGGTGATGGTCGGGGCGCGTCGTGCCTTTGACCGGGCTCGGCGCGTGCGGGCCGTCGAGCACCGCGAACAGCCGACCTAAGACCGTGCGGCGATGGTAGACCGTGACCGGCGACAGCGTCTTCAGCCAGTCTTGTAGGACCGTCTCGACGGCGTCGCGCGTGATGGTGTGCCGCGGCCGGTCGGGGCCGAGCGCGTCGAGCCAGTGTTGCAGGATCGCCGTGTACGCCTTGATGGACGGCATCGCTGCGACTTCCGGCTTGTCGAGGAACGCTTGCGCGTCCGCGGCGAAGCTGCCCGCGGCCAGCCCCCGGCCGCCATGTTCGGCGATGGTGCGGTCGCGCCACGCGTTGCGCTCGCCGGGGGTCGACGTGGCCGGGAAGGTTTTCGAGAAGTAGTGCCCGGCGACATTGCAGAACACTTGAATGTTGCCGCTCGGCAACCGCCGCTGGCCGATGGTTTTCTGTTGGCGCTTCATGGGGTCAATATACCAAAATGTAGTTTCACGTTTAATGCAGCCGGAGGGCGATGTTGTGCTTGCATGGGGCAATTCGTTTGCGTTAGCGTTTCGGACCTTATGGTTTGCTTTCGATGGGAGGCGGCGGCGTGCGACATTCCCAGCGTGCGGCGGCGGCGTCTGTCGACGATCTCTCCGACTTGGAACGGCTCGTCATCCAAACCCTTCGCGACCAGCGCAGCGCCAGCGACCGGCGCACCCTGGCGCTGGCGCTTATCGACGCCGGGCGGCGGCGCGTCGGGGTCGACGCCGCAACGGTCGCGCCCACATTTCGGCGAGCTTCGAAAGCATGACGCGCGAGTCCAGCGGGAGCGCCCGCCAATCGGCGATGAGGGCGGCTTCTGCGGGATTCTCACCGGGTTCGTCGAACAGTGCGCCGAACGGCTGATTAAACGCCGCCGCGAACGCGCGCAGCGTTTCGAGGTCGGCGTTAAAGTCGGCGTTGAGATACCGCGACAGCCAGCCGGGCGAGCGTCCGATGCGCAGGGCGACGTCGCTATGCGTGGCGTTGGACCCGGCAATCCATTCGTGGATGCGCGTGCGGGCGCGCTGGTCGAGCGTTATCGTGACCGGGGCCAAGGCCACGTCTCCCAAGGCTGAGTGTCCTCCCAAGGATAATTTTTCCACCCTCTGGGGATTAAATATACCACAACGGTATATTGCTATTCGGGCGGCTTGACTTTCAACTACGGAAAGGTATACATACATTTCCGTTATGGGAAGGCCGCCGCGCGTCTATCCGAACCTCGCTGAATTCCTGAAACATTCCGGGAAAACCCAAGCCGACGTCGCCGAGGCGGCCGGGGTGTCCCAGGCCGCCATTTCCCGCTATCGGGCGGGCGGCCGCCGCGGCATGCGCCTGTCCGTGGCGCTGAAGATTGCCGCCTTCTGCAATATCCCGATTGAAAGCCTGATTCAGGCGCCCAAGCGGCGCAAAGAGGCCGTCGCATGAGTGCCGCGTGCTACACCGGCCCCGTCGTGCGCGCGCTGCTGAACATGCCGCCGCGCACGTTTGCCCGCGCCCTCAAAAACGGCGAGCTGCCGTTTCTCGAAGAACTGCAACCGCGCACCAAGCCGCGACGCTACAAGAAAGAACCCGTCGACCGCTACCTGCGCGGCGAATGGGGCGCCCCGCGCCTGGTCTTCGGCCGTCGCAGCGCGAGGTAGCCGTGCTGCTGTTCGTCTCGGGCGCAACGGCGACGATGCGGAAACACCGCGACGCGGGCGAACTGATCGTCCCCGGCGCCGGGAGCGCGCCCGACAGTCTGCGGCTGATCCCCGGTCGCTGGGCGATGGATAACGGCGCGTTCGTGGCGTTCGATGCGCCCGCCTTCGTCGCGATGCTCGAACGGTTCTATCGCCGCCCTGGCTGTCGCTTCGTCGCCGCGCCCGATGCGGTCGGCGACTGTCACCAGACCCTCACGCAATGGCCGTTCTGGTCGCGCCTCATTCGCGGCGTCGGGTTTCCCCCGGCGCTCGTCGCGCAGGATGGCCTCACCGTCGCCGACGTCCCGTGGCGCGAGATTGCCACGCTGTTTATCGGCGGGCACACCGAATGGAAAACCGGCCCGGCGGCGGCGCAGCTCATCGCGTATGCGCGGGCGCGCGGCCTCTGGGTGCATATGGGGCGCGTCAACAGCCGCGAGCGGTTATGGGAAGCGGCGCGACTCGGCGTCGATTCCGTCGACGGATCAGGATTCTCGAAATGGCCGGACATCAATCTGCCGAAGGGGCTGCAATGGGCGGACGAAACGACACGGCAACCGCGGCTGTTGCAGTGAAGCCGTGGCGCGCGGTGCAGGTCGCGCGGTACCGGCTGCGCAAGGCACTGGGGTTGTGTCCCGAATGCGGCGAGCGGTCGGGCATCGACACGTTCTGCGCGCGGTGCCTGGCGTATCACCGGGAGCGGATGCGCCAGCGGCGCGCGGTGCCGTGATGTCGTGGGTCTGCTGGCTGCGTGGGCACACCTGGGTGCTGCATCTCGAGCACGGGTTGATCTACCTGACGTGCGCCCGCTGCGCGTTTCGGACGGCCGGATGGGACGTGCGCATTTACGACGAGGAACATCATGAGCACTGACCTGCAAACGACCGTCGTGGATGGCGAAGTCGTGGCGCGCGTCATCCTCCATGGCGATCTCTCGAAACTGACGCCGACGCAGAAAGTCCAGTACTACCGCAGCGTCTGCGAGAGCGTCGGGCTGAACGTGCTCACGCAACCCTTCGCGTACATCACGCTGAACGGCCGCGAGGTGCTCTATGCGCTGAAGGGCGCGACGGATCAACTGCGCCAGGTGCACAAGGTCGCGATCACGATTGCGGCGCGCGAAGTCGTCGAGGACACGTACGTCGTCACCGCGCGGGCGACGCTGCCGGATGGCCGCACCGACGAAAGTATCGGCGCCGTCCCGATTGGCGGGCTGAAGGGCGAGCACCGCAGCAATGCGTTGATGAAAGCCGAGACGAAAGCCAAGCGGCGCGTGACGCTGTCGATCATCGGCTTGGGGATGCTCGACGAGACGGAAGTGGAGAGCATCCCGATGGGTGCGCTCGCCTCAACTCCACGGCTACCGGAGAAGCCGGAGAACCCGGCCGCCGCGACGGGGGAGAACCGCGGCACTGCCTATCAGGTGCCGCCCATGCGTGGGGCGCCGCGCTCGATCCTCGACCAGCCAGGTCCGGTCGAGGACGCCCTACCACCAGCCCCTGACAGCCCAGGTCAATCGGATGATCTGCCGCCCGGCTTCGTGCGCGTGATGCACATCAACACCGGGCCGACGAAGAACCCCAGCGTGACGAAGTACTTCATCACCTTCAGCAACGGCGAGGAGGTGACG